CCTAGCTTATCTCTAATGTCTCTCTCTAGAGTATCATCAGGAGTCACAGCACCAGACTGAATGAGCCCTGGGATCATGCCCAGACTCTCAGCTAGATCATCATTGTCTAAACCTGAGTGTGTTAATTTTGGAAGTAGGGAAGGATCGACCGCGCCAAAATTCCATTTGATCAGTCTGCCTACTGTGCCCCCTCCTGGTCGATCTACACCGTTTATTGAGCTGGTGATAATATCAGCATAATTGATTGCTGATCTTCTGAAGAGACTCATGTGGATCTCACCTACTGAGCGGGCTCCTGTGTCGCTTACCCCTAGGTTTGCAAACTGGGCTAAGAAGGCTTGACTGATCTGATTATCACATTCAGTGATGATGGCTAATGGGCCTCCGCTCTGCAAATTTGGGTCTACTGAGTAGGAGTTAAACGAGATCACAGGATTCTCTACTAGATACTGTTGCTCAGCGCTAATGAATGACTGAATCTGCTCCTCAGCGTCATCAATCATAGCGTCTATGTCAGAGTCTGTGAGCCCCTGCTGTTCACCCATCGATCTATCGACGGTGACTTTAGGTGTAGGGATTGCCCAGCGATCCACAGCCACACACATCAGATTAGAGATTCTCTGTTTCTGTCGCCACCACCACCAGCATGATCTTAACCGCCCCACACCTTCCCAATTAGAGCCCGTTTTATTGAGGGTCAATAATAATAGTTTTTCTGATGGGATCGGTTCAGGCCTCTGATAGAAGTCAGTCTGAGTCTGGGTGACTGCATCAAGCGTTGAGCCGTTCAGGCTCACCCAATCTGAATGAGCTGATGGTTCTCTGTCTGCGTACTCTTTAAGCCACACTCTGACTCTCCCTTTAGAGTCTGGGCCTACCCTGTACAGCTCCTCTGCATATCTGTACCCGATAGGCACAAATTCTAGAAGGTAGCCTAGCTGTTCCTCAAATGAGCAGAGCATCTGCCCTGAGTAGCCATCAAACCCATAGGCCTCATTCATAAAGTCGGCTAGCTCTTCAGATTGTTTATTGCCCTCTAGCCCTGCTGTGAATCTCCACGAAGCGCTAAGCAGAGTCTGTTTGAGCATGTGCCAAGATCTCTGAACTATTGCATCAGTCCTCAGCATCTCCTCAGCCTCAGTCACCCATCTAGATCCTGTTAGCTCAGAGTTATGCTCATAGCCTGAGATAGAGCCATAATTCAGGTTTGTGCCTGATATGCCTCTAACTTTGAATGATGGGTATTTGGATGATTCTTTATAAAATCGATTCATTGAGCACCTATGGTAGACTATTCTATAGTGTTATCTCTTGACTGTTCATCTGTCAAGCTCATGATTAAGGGGCTGTTATGGATACGCTAACCACATTTCTTTCTCAGTTTGGGCCAATCATAGCCACTGCTGGTGGCCTGCTGTGGTCATTTAGTAGACAGATCACGCGTATTGAGGCTGAGCTGCAGAGCCTGAGACACCAGCTAGAGGATTGTAAAAAAGGGAATGAGGATAACCGACAAGGCAGGCTTGAAGTCTTTGGTGTGTTGAATGGAGTGATGAAGCCTAAGGACAATGAGCTGAGTGAGAGACTAGCTAGGGTAGAGACTCTGCAGAGCATCATGAGCCCATCTGATATGATTGAGAGACTAGCTAAAATAGAGGCCTCAAAAACAGATGAAGCGTGAATTTGTCATTCTCGTATTGATTGACATTGTTGATTCTGTGAAGTGGATTGAGAGGCTGGGTGATGTGAAAAGTACTCAGCAGATGAAGGTTTACAATCGAATCTTTAGAGGCTTATTAATCAAGTATCAAGGTGTTGAGATTGATAAAACAGATGGGGCTCTGTTGATCTTTGAGCGTATGAGAGACGCTCTGAGATATATAGATGAGTACCACAGACTGGTAGAGCATCACCTGAAGCTACGCTCAAGAGTCGGTGTACACTGTGGCGAGGTGATCATGCACACCAATCATGATCTGTTTGTTTCTAGAGGTGCTAAGCTGATTGAAGTGGATGGGCTACAAAAGAGCATAGCGGCCCGCATTATGTCTGTAGCTTCAGCAGGTCAAACTCTGCTTAGTGGCCCAGCAGGTGAGTATGCCTCTGCTGTCAGAGGTGATCAGGTGCTGAGAGATCTAGGCAAGTTCAAACTTAAAGGGGTCTATAAACTGATGAACCTTTGGGCCATCTCATCAAGCGCCAAAAGACTCAAGCGCCCTAAGAACACAGATAAGGTCAAATATGTTAGGGCTCCAAAGCTGACCCCTGAGCAGCAGGTTCAGAGGTTTTGGCGCTCTACGCTCTATCCTTATTTGGGCCTATTGCTACTGAGAGAGCTGATGATGATCATGAGTATGATTGAGCTGATGGGGGCCTGCCCTAGGCTCTATCTGATGGAGATGAGTAGAGCTATCAGCGTAATCGTATCATTTATACATGGTCTGTTTTACTTCTAAAAAAAAACGCCCTCAGAGAGAGCGTTTATAAAGTGACACATCAATAATTATCAAATCAACGGGTCAGCTTTTTGAGACCGTCAACCCTCTGTATACGTCTATTTTTCTCCCCTAGGGGTATTGAATAGTGTAGAAAAGGAATGAGTGTTCATCACTAAAGTCTAGAGCCTATCAAGATTCGAGAGCATCTACAATCTCAAAAAACAGATGCACACTATGAATGAAGTCACTGAGGCTCTGATGATGAGCAGGTTCAGAGATGAGTTTAGATGTGAGATGGGCCAGAGTATCAATACTCAAAATTGCCTCCTTAGATTTCCGCGTCTGCGTCTGTGGGTTTTGGTGGCTGTGTCTGATGATGCTCTAGATGTGTAGCCAGCTCGATCTGTCCAATAGTGAAAGATACAGTCATATCTTAGCGCGTCTAGTGGATCTTCTCTCCCATCCTTCTTTGGCCTCTCTGATTTGTCCCAGCTGTAAGAGAGCAGAGCTTTTCTCAGACTGTTGCCCCGCGCCTTTTCTCCTTTGGCCCATACCTCTCTGGTGATTAGATATTTCTTCTGATGTAGAGCTCTCTTTAATTTCTGCACACCATTGAGTATATCGGTCTTGACTGGGTCGGTAGTCCATCTCATAGGTAGAGCTATTCCACCTTCAGAATGTGGTTTAGAGATCATTCTGAAAGCGCTGATGCCTGTGTGATCTGATCGGGCTGATCCTGCTTTATCAGCTGTGCCTGTGTCGAGTAATATCCGATCAGGTGGCGCTGAGGTCTGAAGAGATCTAGGCCAAGCTATCTCTAAAATCATGGCGCTCAACTTCTCTATTGTGACTTCCTGGGGGTTGATCTCAGCGACTATCACAGAGGCCTCTCTGGCCTCATCGTGTACAATGATCAAAACTGAAGGTTTTCTGAATCCCCAGTCTATGACTATTCGACCTGTCATCTCAGGAGAGTACACAAAATCATCTATAATCAGCTCATCTCTAAATTCAGAATAGACTAGCCCTGATGGGGGCTTTGGCTGATTGAGCACCATAGCAGCCCGTTCATCTTCTGGTAAGAGCTTGGTGGCCTCAAACCATGCTGCGCTTAAATTCGCTTCATTTACATATGATGTATAGAGCAGAGGCTGATATTTCGCCTTCTCTGCAAAGTCACACCACCAAGCATCAACCACAGGCAGGCCAACCAGAATCATAATAGGAGATGGGCCTGAGCGTAGGCGGCCCAAAGCCTTATGGGCGACCTCCTCACTCATCGTCTGACATTCATCTATAAAGCACACACCTGAAGTCACATTTAGGCCCTCTAGGGGATTATGTGTACTCGATCTGGTGTCAGGTCTATAATATGATCTACACCAGACTGATGAGCCTGTGTGTTGATCCGTCCATTTCTTCAGTGTGTGGTTATACGTCCAACCAATAGGGCTTAACCACTTTTCAATTTCAGGGAGTAAGACAGAGTTATATCTAGGAGCTGTATCAGTCACTAGTAGAGATGATGTACCTGGGCGTGATTTAGCTACGAACCACAGGCCAAATATGAGCGCTGAGGTTTTACCTGAGCCCCATCCACATCTGGCGCTGATCACCTCATTCTCTGCTCTAATGTTTTTAATGATCTGTTTCTGAAGTGGGTTTAATATGATCTCTTGCGCTTCTGGCTCATCCTCGCTTATCATGATTTGACTTTCTGTGAGAGAGTGAGCCCAGTTATGGTTTTTTCTGGGCTCACTCTTGAGCTATACGATAAATTCAGCGAGTAAGATCAGCAGAACAATTGAGACTATGCAGATGAAGATAAATATCATTCCTCATCTTCTGCCTGTAGAGGCTCAGATATAAATAGGCCTCCTGTCTGCTCGACCATGGCATTGAAACCTGATGAACCGTCATTAGTCGAGACTGTCATATTGACCGCTTTTTTCTCACCATAAACTTCTGGCTTCATGATGCTCAGATACCACTTTGAATATTTCGGATCACCAGAATTAACCACCTGGTGGACGTGGAATTTCTCACAGTAGGCCCGCGCCTCCTCTATATCCTGTCTAAACTCCTCATCAGTAGCCTGCCAAGTGTAATAAGTCTCTCTAGAGATTCTGGCTAGATCACATGCACCTGATATTGATAGGCCTCCTGAGATCTCCGATAATAT